GCGGCTAAAATGGCACGGGCAGGTCTTCTGGTTATCGAAGGTAAGGTCTGGCGAACGGTGTATTACCGGTTTGCTACCAGGGAAGAACGGGAAGGAAAGATGAGCACGAACCTAATTTTTAAGGAGTGTCGCCAGAGTGCCGCGATGAAACGGGTATTGGCGGTATATGGAGTTAAAAGATGACCATCTACATCACTGAGCTAATAACAGGCCTGCTGGTAATCGCAGGCCTTTTTATTTGGGGGAGAGGGAAGTCATGAAAAAACTAACCTTTGAAATTCGATCTCCAGCACATCAGCAGAACGCTATTCACGCAGTACAGCAAATCCTTCCAGACCCAACCAAACCAATCGTAGTAACCATTCAGGAACGCAACCGCAGCTTAGACCAGAATCGAAAGCTTTGGGCTTGCCTTGGTGACGTCTCTCGTCAGGTTGAATGGCATGGTCGCTGGCTGGATGCAGAAAGCTGGAAGTGTGTGTTTACCGCAGCATTAAAGCAGCAGGATGTTGTTCCTAACCTTGCCGGGAATGGCTTTGTGGTAATAGGCCAGTCAACCAGCAGGATGCGTGTAAGCGAATTTGCGGAGCTATTAGAGCTTATACAGGCATTCGGTACAGAGCGTGGCGTTAAGTGGTCAGACGAAGCGCGACTGGCTCTGGAATGGAAAGCGCGATGGGGAGACAGGGCGGCATGAGACGACAGCGACGAAGTTTCACCGACATCATCTGCGAAAACTGCAAATACCTTCCAACGAAACGCTCCAGAAATAAACGCAAGCCAATCCCAAAAGAATCTGACGTAAAAACCTTCAACTACACGGCTCACCTGTGGGATATCCGGTGGCTAAGACATCGTGCGAGGAAAACAAGGTGATTGACGCGATGATTTATTCGGGGCTATATTCCTCACGCGCCAGCAAAATCTGGCGTCGGGATTAGCACCCCGGATATCGAAACGGTGCATAACCGCGCTGGCGGTTTTTTTATGCGCTAAGCACAGTCACATTCGCGATTTATGGCGGGCTGTGTGGGGGAGCCGAAAGGCTCGCCGGATGTTTCGACCGGTAGTGCTAACCCCGCACAGTTCGCCACCACGATGATTAGCACCTGACGGTGGCGAGGTAAAAATTATCGAAACGCGAGGTCATTATGGCTGTTCAAATTTCTGTCGAAAACCTTTCCCCTGTTACCTATAACCAGATCCCCGTAATTACTACTGAACTGTTGGCTCACCTTTACGGAACAAAAATCAAAAACATTTCTGATAACTTTCTGAACAACACGACGCGATTCATGCCCGGAAAGCATTACTTTAAAATTGAAAAAAACGAATTACGCGAGTTTAAGAACAGACCCGAAACAATCGGGTTAGTTGGTAAAAATGCCCGCGCCCTCATCCTCTGGACAGAACGCGGCGCAGCCCGTCACGCAAAAATGCTCGAAACCGATCAGGCGTGGGAAGTGTTCGAAAAACTGGAAGACTGCTATTTCAGCCAGTGCGAGAAAAATACTGGCAAACAAGAGAAGAAGCCCAACGGGCTTTCCGCAAAAGAAACAGACAGCCTTGTATGGCTGTGGGATTATGCCAACCGCTCACAGGCATTGTTCCGTGAGTTGTATCCCGCATTAAAACTGATTCAGTCTGGCTATTCCGGCATATGCTACGACTACGGTCATGAGTTCTCGTATGTTATTGGAATGGCGAGAGACGTTTTAATTAATCACACACGAGATGTTGATATCAATGAGCCAGACGGACCAACGAACCTTCTGGCATGGGAAAGGCTTAAGAACAAAGAGTTGCCGCCTTCACTGCATCGCTACTGACAATTGACAACTTAACAAACCCAGCTTCGGCTGGGTTTTTTATTGCTGAATTTTCAATGTGAGAGGACATGACAATGAATGAGCTGATAAATAGCAATGCCATCAAAATGACAAGCATTGAAATCGCTGAGTTGGTGGGAAGTCGTCATGACAAGGTGAAACAATCCATTGAACGACTGGCTGTTCGAGGTGTGATCCGAAATCCCCCAATGGTGGTTTTCGAAAAAATCAATAACTTAGGATTACTTCGTGGCGTAGAGGCTTACGTTTTTGAGGGCGAACAAGGTAAGCGCGACAGCATTATTGTCGTTGCCCAGTTGTCGCCGGAATTCACCGCTCGCCTTGTTGACCGCTGGCGAGAACTCGAAGGGGCAACCGCGAAAATACCACAAACCTTTTCTGAGGCATTGCGCCTTGCGGCCGACCTTGAAGACCAGAAGGCTGAACTGGAGAAACAGCTTGCTCTCGCAGCACCTAAAGTTGAGTTTGCCGATCGAGTTGGCGAGGCCAGCGGAATTTTGATTGGAAACTTTGCAAAGGTTGTTGGTATTGGTCCAAACAAACTGTTTGCGTGGATGCGCGATCACAAAATCCTTATTGCTTCAGGTGCCCGGCGCAATGTGCCAATGCAGGAATATATGGATCGCGGCTATTTCACAGTGAAAGAAACAGCGGTCAATACAAATCACGGAATACAGATATCGTTCACCACAAAAATCACCGGGCGTGGTCAACAGTGGCTGACAAGAAAGCTGCTAGATAACGGAATGCTTAAAGTAACAGGGGAGGCTGCTTAATGGCTAAACCAGCGCGAAGGAAATGCAAAATCTGTAAGGAATGGTTTCACCCGGCATTCTCAAATCAGTGGTGGTGCAGCCCGGAACACGGAACTAAATTAGCACTCGAACGACGAAATAAAGAACGCGAAAAGGCGGAAAAAACAGCAGAGAAGAAACGACGACGAGAGGAGCAGAAACAGAAAGATAAAATTAAGATTCGAAAACTCGCCTTAAAGCCCCGCAGTTACTGGATTAAACAAGCCCAACAAGCCGTAAACGCCTTCGTCAGAGAAAGAGACCGCGACTTACCATGTATCTCGTGCGGAACGCTCACGTCTGCTCAGTGGGATGCCGGACATTACCGGACAACTGCTGCGGCACCTCAACTCCGATTTGATGAACGCAATATTCACAAGCAATGCGTGGTGTGCAACCAGCACAAAAGCGGAAATCTCGTTCCGTATCGCGTCGAACTGATTAGCCGCATCGGGCAGGAAGCAGTAGAGGAAATCGAATCAAACCATAACCGCTATCGCTGGACTGTCGAAGAGTGCAGGGCCATCAAGGCGGAGTATCAACAGAAACTTAAAAAACTGCGAAACAGCAGAAGTGAGGTTGCATGAATATCTACGAAAGAATTGATGGCAGCAAATACCGAAATATTTGGGTAGTTGGCGATCTGCACGGATGCTACACGAACCTGATGAAAAAACTGGAGACGATAGGATTCGACACCAAAAAAGACCTGCTTATCTCGGTGGGCGATTTGGTTGATCGCGGTACAGAGAACGTAGAATGCCTGGAATTAATCACATTCCCCTGGTTCAGAGCTGTACGTGGAAACCATGAGCAAATGATGATTGATGGCTTATCAGAGCGTGGAAACGTCAATCACTGGATGCTTAATGGCGGTGGCTGGTTCTTTAATCTCGATTACGACAAAGAAATTCTGGCTAAAGCTCTTGCCCATAAAGCAGATGAACTTCCGTTAATCATCGAACTGGTGAGCAAAGATAAAAAATATGTCATCTGCCACGCCGATTATCCTTGTGACGAATACGAGTTTGGAAAGCCAGTTGATCATCAGCAGGTAATCTGGAACCGAGAACGAATCAGCAACTCACAAGACGGGATCGTGAAAGAAATTAAAGGCGCGGACACGTTCATCTTTGGTCATACGCCAGCAGTGAAACCGCTCAAATTTGCCAACCAGATGTATATCGATACCGGCGCAGTGTTCTGCGGAAAGCTCACATTGATTCAGGTACAGGGAGAAGGCGCGTGGGCATAAGAGAACTAAACCTCACCAAAGAACAGCATGAGTGGCTGAATGGCTGGCTTGAACTGTGGGGCGCATGGGTTTATTCAGGTCGTCTGGAAAAGCGCATGAGCAGCGTAATAGCGAAGTTCATGGAGAGCGTAGAGCCGGGAAGAGTTATGACAAGACCAATGTGCAATGATGATGATGGAATGTTGATTTCTCAGGTCGTCGATTCCGTCATGTACATTGACAAGAAAGCCTTTGGCATCCTCCTCAGCTACTACGCTCATGGTTCTTCCAGGCACGCCATTGCATCTTACTATCATCGCGTCGCAAGACCTCGCAAGATGTTATGCCGGGGCGGCGGGCGCATTCAAAAACCATCGCTCGCAACCTGTCGACGGGAAGTTGACGAAATCCTTAATGCCTCGTTGTTTATGATTTACCCGGTTCTGGATAGTGCGTTTAAAAACCGGAAACGTGTAGAGAAAATTAAACATGTAGCATAGAACGTGTTGACATCATTGAGCAAATGAGCAACACTATTGGCATAAGCTGCCGTTAGTGACTCTTAAGTTGCAACGGTGGCTTTTTTATTTGGGTCAGTCGTATAAAGGTCATTACGGAAGGCTGTTAACCTTCTTATCGTGGTTCGAGTCCACGCTGTCCCGCCAAACATGCTGGTTTAGCTCCAATGGTAGAGCAACTGACTTGTAATCATCAGGTCGCCAGTTCGATTCCGGTAGCCGGCACCATATGCGGGTACCGTATAATGGCTATTACCTCAGCCTTCCAGTCTGATGATGCGGGTTCGATTCCCGCTACCCGCTCCAGATTTATTATCAGGCTCGCTTCGGCGGGCTTTTTTTGTATCTGCGTTACACCATTAACTAATAAATCGAGTGCTTATCAGGAGGCTATGTGAAAAAGCTGATGGTGACGATTGGTCCGTTCGAAACAGAAGTTAGTTTTCGTGTCGTTCAGGGGGAGAGTGTACTTGTTGAAGATGTATTTCATGGAAAATCAACAGGTCCTTATGTAAAAGAATATTTTGTCGACGCCACGGATGAAAATATTGAGGTGGTGTACGATTCCGTCAATCACCCTAATTTGATCATTAAGGCAAAATTGAAACCACTTTATTGATCTGAGCGGGAGCAATCATAAAATATCTCTGGGTACCCATAAGGAGATAAATATGTTTGTTGCTGAAGGGGTAATGGAAGATAAGGACAACAAAGGATGTGTTAAAGGTTGGGCTGTGGTAAGAAACTCGCCATGGCATCTTGTTGGGGTTTTTGCGACAGAGGAAGACGCGGAAATGGAAGCAAGAAAGACGGGAGATGAGTACGAGGTTCACTATGGCTCGCATCGAACAGGAAGTGATGATTTTGTCTGGGGGGAGTAACAGTCGTTTAACCCCAGAATAATCCCGTAACTGAGGTCGCTATTGGCGGCCTTTTTTTGTATCCGCGCCACGCCCGGCGCATATCAACCACAGAGCCTTTCGGGGGTGAGCTTACGGAGTGGTCAGTGTGACTTTCTCTGTGGGCAGATCGCTCCCGGGCGTTGGCTCACCCACCCAAAGGAACGTCACGATGTTTGGTATTTTTGGTAAAAAAGCCCGCCGAGCGGCAGTGGAAATTAAAAAGTTTGAGAAACGTGATCTGGCACAGGCGGTTATTAATGCTGCCTATCTGGTGGCCTATGCAGATGGTGAATGTGAGGCTTCAGAGAAAGTGAAGATCGAGCAGGTCTTGCGTAACCAGCCTGCGTTGTCCGCGTTTACGTCAGAAATTAATGCGATTAGCGCAACCATTATCGGTCAGCTGGATACGAACTTTAAAATTGGTCGTCGAGCGGCATTGCGTGAAATTGAAGATGTGAAACACGATACGCGTGAAGCGGAAGATGTGCTGGATGTGGCGGTGGCCATTGCGGAGGCAGACGGCGAAATTGAGCCGGAAGAGCGCAAGGTGCTGGAAGAGATTGCCGGTGTTCTGGGTCTTCGTCTGGAGAATCACCAGTGACGGTAAAACTGCGCCTGGCTGTGGCTGCACTCCTGCTGTTTCTGGTGGTGATGGTGGATTTCACCAGCAGAATCATGTCGGTGCTGGCGGATGGGGTGCTGGTCTGCGGCATTGTGGTATTGCTGT